ACTGACATTGATCCCCGAATCAGTAATAGTTATGTTCTTTGAAAAACTGCCAGGCATTGCAGGCAGTGACATGACGCCTGTGGATATAGGCGAGCGTTGCCACAAGTTGCGGCACCGATGCTTGAGAATGTTTCATTCCCAAGTTACGATAGGTGGAGTCAAGCAACTGCCCGATTCCCTTGGCGCTTGAAGTCGGATTTTTTGCCGACTCATTCCACGCCGATTCCTTGCCCAACAATTTTGTGAGGCAGGAATACTCATTCTTCGTCAACAAAGCCTTGGCAAGTTTCTTGGCATCCACTTGCTCCAAGATAGGCCGGTCTTTGTAGATAATAGATGCAGGCACCGCAGGTTGCGGCGCGAATGCTGCATTGACAAACATTGAAGTCATTGCGCTGACTCCGATGATAATTGCGATTCCCCTGATTGTTTTTCTGCGTTGAGTAATTGGGTTTCTCCTTCCAATTTCGCAGCTCTCTTGAGAACCTGAGTGACATAAGCCAACTCAATTCGCAAGGTGTCCGCGATTTCTTTCGGTGTTCGCCCCAAGGCATACAAGGATCGAATGGCGTCAGAGCGGTTCATTTGACCGGTCTTTCGGTTTCTAAATCCTTGACCAAATCCACGCTGAGCAGGAGTCGTTCCTGCCCATATTCCGTGTGCGATTTGTTCCTTGAGTGCGTAGTCCAAGCACTCCTTTCGTTCAGGACAACCGGCGCATATTGCACGCACGATTGGGAGACACTTTGCCTCTTGTTCTCTTGATTCGGGAAAAAATAAGTTTGGATTGAATATGCCTCGACAACTCGCTTGCGGTAGCAGTGGCAATGTTGGGAAGAACGATTGTAGAGCATTCACTATTGTCTTTCACCTAACCAGGATTCAAGGTCTTGGATAACGAAAGCTCGTTCAATAGATGCATTGCGACGCTTGACCACAACAAATGATGGTGGTGTTACTTCAAGCCCCCGCGCCTTTGCATAGTTTTTGGCTTCTTTGCAGGCCTCATCCCAAAAGGTCGGAAGCGAGATTGATTTGCGGTTCTTGAGTTCCAACACATAAGTCTTGCCAGCAATGAACGCAACAATGTCTCCTTCATCTTGTGATCCCGATAGACGCAAACGCTCTGCGGTGACACCACGAGAACGCAACCACTTGAGAACTCCGATTTCAAAGGCAGAGCCTTTGCGACCATTGGGATTAGCCATTATTTAACCAACTCTAGTTTCGTTGATTTACCGGCGACGGCGCGGGCGAACTTCACTGACATAATCAGTTGTTCCGCCAACGCCAACGCCTCGTCTTCGGTGATGGAGGCCACCTTGACGCATACATCGGGCAGTTGCGCTCGCACTTTGTCCAAGAGCCTGGCTGCTTGCTCGGACTTGAGCGATTCAATCTGTGAATGCTCTGCTAGACGAGAAAGAGCTAACAGAGGCACCTGCCCGACGACATCTTCAAGAAGATCGAGATTGGCATCCTGTTCCTCAAGGTAGATGACAAGACTGCCATCGCTTGCATTGTGAACTGAGAATAGGCTCATTCAGGCATCACCTTGCGAAGTCGCTTTTGAGCGGTTTCCCAGTTCTGCGCCTGTTTGATGCCTTCCTTCAAAGGGTCGTCCTGAAGGCTTAGAATGGCCCACAGAAGCCCTAGAGAGGCGATTACGCCTGCGAATAGTAGATACTGCATAGATACCCCTTCCGTTTGCTTGTGGATAAGTATGAGGGGAAGGTCTGACATCCTAGAGGGCGACACGCCGAACTGACTAGTTGCCTATGTATTGACAGGCGTATAGACAAACGCTATTGTCCTCTTATTGGAGCGAAAGGTAGTAGCTCCAAGAAACGGAAGAAGAAAATGTCAAAGAAATATCAAGGCGAAGATGTGATTGAGTTTGTCAGTTATGTTCTTGCCACCGATGTCATTGATCCGAAAAATCAGAAGCACTTAGCAATTCTCCAAGACTTAGTTGATAGCGCAAAGTTGAGCATTGCAAAGCGTCATATCAAAACTCTTGATAAGCAGTTCCGCACCGAAGGCAAGATGATTGCTAATAAGAACGAAGCAACTAAAGTCGTAGTCAAAGAACTTGATTTCTCCACCGATGACTTGTTAGGCGCAATCGTTCATGCATACGGAATCAAGTTGTAAGGGGGATGACAATGAGACAATTTACTTGCTTAGAGTGCTACCACAATTTTGACGAGACTGATGGCAATGTTGTTGATAATCAAGGTTATCTTGAATTTGTTTGCAATAATTGCTCACGCAAGCAAGTTTGTGGTGCTTGTGGAGAATTTGAATCGTTCAGCAATCACAACTGTTCAGAAGAGGTGGTTGCATAATGTCTGCCAATCGCACAGTCGCCTGCCCTATCTGTGGCAGAGAAATTGAGGTGCGCAGTAACTTCGCGCATCAAACACTTGTCAATCACATCAAGACAATGCACAAGGAAAGCGTGGTGTCAGAATGAAGAAGATTCGATCCATCCGCGTCAGCGAACAACTGTGGCGTCGGGCGATGGCAAAGGCAAAGTCAGAAGGCAAGACAGTCTCAGAAGTAATCGTTGATTTCCTCAAGGAGTTCGTCAAATGACGACCGCCGAAATTGCCACTGCCTTTGCCGAGCGCGGTTGGTATGTCTTGCCTTGCTATCCGCAGGCAAAAGTTCCATTCTTTCCTATCGCAAAGCAGGGCTATAAGTCTGCGTCGAATAAGCCCGCCACAGTCAAGAAATGGTTTGAGAAGTCACCGCTTCTGAACATCGGCATCGCTTGTGCGCCAAGCAATCTTGTCGTCTTTGATGTTGATTATCGTAATGGCGGAAGCACCGATGGGTTAGACCTTGACACCTTCACAGTCGCCACCGGCGATGGTCTGCACCTCTACTATCAGGCACCTATCGGTGCCACCTTTGGTGGCAAATTGCGCCAAGGCGTTGACATCAAGTTCAACGGATATGTCGTGACCGCAGGATCGCTACACGAGAATGGCAAGTTCTACGAAATCGTCAAAGACATTGAGCCTGCGCCTGTGATGGGATGGTGCTAGATGAACGGACTTGATGTTCTTATTGTCTTCTTCACTGCGTTCTACGCTTTCAGCGTCGGTCGCAGCGTCATCTTTTGGACTCTGATGTCAGTCTTCTATGGCTTCTTCATTCCACTGCTTCTGCTTGTAATGCCTGTCAAGGCTCGCAAAGCATTTGCCTTCCCACAATGGTTTGTGAATTGGCTCGGGCCGAGATATGTCAACCGCACTATCAACAAGATGGAGGAACAGTTCTAGTCGGCAAAAGCGCGAGCAATGCCTTCTTCCAACGAAATCTTCGGCTCATAAAACGAAAGCATAAATTTAGGATCACCGACCCGATAGGCAACCCCGACAGGAGCCTTCGGGTTGGTGCGTATATCTGCCAAATATCCCGCCTGCATCATTGCTAGTTCTGCCAATTCAATGAACGAAGTCGCTCTTCCTGTGCAGAGGTTAGAGACTTTGACATTGTTGGTGACGGCTTCAAAGGTTGCTCGAACAACATCGTCAATATGAATGAAGTCGCGCACTTGTGTTCCTCGGCCCCATACATCAAAAGGCTTGGCTTTTTCCTTGGCTCGTTTGATAAATGATGGGAAAGGATAGTCAAGGCTTTGGTCGCTTCCATATCCGCTAAAAGGTCGCAAGACTGTCACCTTCAAACCTTCTTCTCGTGCATATCCTGCAAGCATCTCGCCTGACAACTTTGCCCATCCATAGGTGAAATCAGGTGTGCGAATATGATCAAGGTTTATATCCCACTCCTTCAAGTTCTGTTTGTATTCAGCTCGTTGAAGATAGATGGGATAAGCCGCCGATGATGAGAAATAGACAATATGACCAGGACGAGTGCGAAGCGCCCATTGAAAAAGGTCGGCATCAATGGCGAGGTCAGCGGCAACTGCCAAAGGGTTCCCCTCAATAGTGGCGCGGCCACCGACGATTGCCGCGAGATGGATGACGACATCAAACTTGGTGTTATCTGTGGCGAAGAAATGACGAACATCTTTGCCGCTCTTGAGGTCAATGCCGGTGATGTGGTTGTTCTTGCTATCAAGATGCTTCTTGAAGTTCGTGCCGACAAAGCCTTCGTCACCTGTAATAAGAATCTTCATTTCCCCCACCTGTCGCTTTCATATTGATATTTTTCAGAGTAACCATCAGATGCGTTCAATTTTCGGTCAACATCAAAGACAAAGGTGTCATCGGCATTGAGAGCTGCGCCTATATGTGACAGAGGCGAAGGAGCATCAAAGGGAATCCTAGTGCGAATTGATTTGCCTTCAACCTCTGTGTCGTAATACGGATCGTGAATGAGGACTGAATCTTTGATGCGTGGATAAATCTGTGAAGCCAAGAAGTCTTGGTCGGTGGTGTAATAGTTGCCGACATTGGCGGTGTGAATGCGCTCTTCCATATCACGCAGATTCTTCGTCTTGCCCGCAAACATACCGGCAGAGATGGGATAGTCGTGACCGCTCGGATGGTCTTTGATGATGTGGTAATCAAGACCTGACTGCTCCCAATCTTCGTGAGCTACTCGATCCCGAAACGACAGGCGAGCGTCAACATCACGACAGATGACGGCGTTGAATTGCGGATCAGAAAAGGCATAGTAACGCCACAACTTCGCCCGATGGTCTTCAGGTTCGCCGACGATGCTGATTTGCACGCCTTTGACTCGCTCTAAAGTTGAGATGATGGATTCATCAACGCTTGAGTTGACGCTGATATAGAAGCGAACTATGAAACCATCGTCAAAGGGAAAGTATCGTGAAGCAAGAATCGCGTTCTTGATTGCGCCTATCGTGTAGCGAGACTCGTTGCCATAGAGCGAGAAGGCAATGCACTTCATTGCTTGAGGTTCTTGACGAGAACTGCGTAATCTTCGCTCTTGATGTAGTTATCAAACATCAAGGCGTCAAAGGAATAAACCTCACGAGCATTGACTGCTTGATAGCCTTCATCCCATTCGGCTTTGCCTGCAATCGGATGGCAATGCTCAATGATAATGCCTGGCAAATATGAAAGGTTGCCAAGGTCTTCGCCCAATCGCTTCCAAAAATTGTCAAGGTAGAGATGTTTCAACTTCGGTGGCACCATCCCGCCAAGGCCACGGACAATGGCACCTGACATCATCACCGCAGTTGGCAGATTCTCGCCTTGCAAAAGGTCATTGCCATAGGCAAGTCCAGGGCGGTTGCCGATAGCTCGCATCAATACCACATCCCAATCAGGCGTTCTGAATCTGTGGTCGTCGCCGATAAAGGTGAAGAACTCATACTCATTAGCATATTTCTTGGCAGCGACATTGATGGGATATGCCATCCCTCGTGTCTTATTTTCAACCTCAACAATATATTCAACGCCAACTGCGCTGCGATAGTTCACAAGTTCATCATCGTCAGTATCAACGACAAAGAGAATGTCTGACCGGCACGAGAACTCCTTGTGGGCTTGTAATACTTCCACCGCATTCTTCGGTCTGCCACGAGTTGGCACAAGCACGACATTGTTATTCAGATGCATCAGAAATCTCCCCCGCAATGGCGCTATATGCTGCCAAATCAATGTAAGAGTCCAAATGATTCGGTGACTCAATGAGGCGAGCAATTTTGACAAGCGATAAACACAAAGCGACCTGCGAAGGGCTTATCTCAGTTTCAAGATAAACACTCCACAGGTCTGCGATGCGTTTGTGATTCGTATAAGGGTCGCCATATATCTCGTTGCGATCCGTTGCGGTGAGGCGTTTTGCCTCATCCAAAATCTTCCCCCGATTCATTGACTACTTACTTCCGCGACCGAACTCTGTCGCTTTAGGATCAATGGCCTTCAACAATGGTGCGATGACTGCTGCAATGAATGCAGTCACATAATCTTTGATGGGTCGTGATGGGTCGGCGAGGTAGAGAGCGCCTACGGCTGCCGCACCTGCTCTTGCGTAGGTGCTACCGATGGCGACGAGCTTGTCTTTGTTGAGCATTTGCACTCCTTGAATTTAGGTCTGCCGAAGCCCACAATGAACACCGGCAAAGAGGGTTTCAATTTCCCCCGATTCTTGACTTTGTAAGCGCGAATCTTACGCGCTACCTGACCACCATTGCGCTGATCACCCTTCGTGTCGGGAGCAGTATTGCCCTCAATACAGGTGACGGTGCCATCGGCATTGACTGCTTCCACGATACCGACATGCGAGATGCGGTCAATGCCATCGGCAGGAAAGTCAAAGAAGACGATGTCACCTGGCATTGGCTCGGCATCGGCGACTAACTGCCACCGCTTCGCCTCGGCAAATGCCTTCGCCCCTGCCGGTGTGTAGGTGCAGTCAGGAATTTTCAAGCCGACTTGCTTTGCACACCAATTCACGAATGCGCCACACCAAGGTTGATTTGGCTTCTGATACTTTGTTTGATTATCGGCAGGGCCTTCAATATATCCAACTTCGGCGCTTGCTATATGGAGAAAATTATCAAGTTGTTTGTTACACATTATCGCTTCAATGCCTCTTTAACGAGATCGGTGAGGAAGTCAACTTTTTCCTCAAGTTGGTTCACCTTATCACGCATTGACGATCCGCCATTTGGCTTGAGTTCTGCCAAATAATGCTTGACGAGCCATTTGATGCCGATGGCGACTGAGCCAAGAATTGTCGTGATTGCAACTGCCAACGACGCCCAATCCAATGCGGTCATAGTCCAATCACCATCACTTGAACAACAGTGCTTCCTGTATTAGTAATGCCATAGACAGGGTTATTTCTGCTCTGCAAAATTATTTTTTCGCCATTAGCCAACTGATAACCCGTTGAAGTCGTTACGCTTGCATCCCCTATATGAACTGCTTGACCACCTGCGGCGTGTAGATGCACTTCTTCCGCCTCGGCAGTGTTGTCAACCAAAATGGTTGGCGATGTGGTGACAGTGACTTGGCGCGTGGAGATGCCCATTGATAACTCCTTGAAAATGATTCCCAAAACTATTGTTTATTTATATTTAATTTTCAATCCATAAAAAAGAAGATTCATCCCAAATCCATTTATTTTCATTCTCAGGTTTTGGAATTGGCGGTTGCCAATCAAAATTTGAATCCAATTGCCATGATGGGAAAGGTTGTGGCGAAATGAAAACATCATTCACTTCGTCGTAATAATAACCGATTCCCGCATATTGTTTGCGAAATTTGTGATTATATGAAGTTTGAATCCAACGACCACCCAAGTTATCAATCAACCATTGATAGCCTTCATCACCATTTGGATCATTATTGTCGCCAACCAAAACACGCACGACCAGATTTTGTTCATTTATTTCTGCGAAATGACTCATGATGCTAAATACCTAATAATCACAATGCCTGAACCGCCTGCACCGTTTGAACCTGTGCTTGATCCACCACCACCGCCACCCGTGTTTGCCGTTCCAGGATTTCCATTCCCTTCAACCGTTCCAGCACCACCGCCACCCGCGCCGCCACTTCCTGCAACTGAACCGCTAGTAATATAAACGCTTCCACCGCCACCGCCTGCGTAATAACCACTCACGCCCGTCGATGTTGCGCTTGCCCATGTTGAGTAAGTGTTTGATCCTGATCCGCCGTTGCCGCCTGTTTTTGATGCAGCATTTCCGCCAACAGCTCCCGCACCACCGCCGCCGCCACCTGCTCGATTGACGATTGTTGCATCGCCCCAACCCGAACCGCCCGCATTTCCTTGACCCGACGTGCCAGAGCCACCCGCTAAATTGCTACCCGCTCCAATACCTGATCCTCCACCGCCTGAACCGCCTGAATTGCCAGCAGTATTGACATTTCCACCTTTACCACCGCCCGTTGCGGTCGATAAGTTGAAAACAGAATTTGAACCATTTGTGCCAGACGCGCCCGATGCGCCGCCGCCGCCGACGGTTATTGAATAATTTGCGCCTGTGATTGTGCCCGATCCATAAAGCAAACCACCACCGCCGCCGCCACCAGCGCGGTCGTTATATCCACCACCGCCGCCGCCTGCAATCACAATCCATTCCATCGCTTTACTTCCGCTCACGCTGAATGTTCCGTTGCTTGTGAAAGTGTGATATTTGTAGCCACCCGATGTCACAACCGTTCCACCTGTGGCAGAAAAAGGAATGCCTTTGAATAATCCATATCCCTGAGCGGATGAATTACCTATGCTTTGCAAAATTGGCGACATCAATTCTCCTTATGCAAATTTTGTCTGTGTTTCAAGAACTGTGTAAGTTGGCGTGGCCGCAGTCTTGATGATAGTGAAGACATAGGCGTCAATGGCGCTAGCATTACCCGCGCTAATGGCGGAAGGCACTTTTGGCGTGACGGCGCTTCCATCAATTTGAATGACATTGGGATAGTAGGCAGTTGATCCATTTGTGTTGAGCCAAACAAGTGTGATTGCATCGCCGACTGCTAATTTGGAGCTAAGAGTGTTGGAGCCATCGTAACGGAAATTCAAAGTGTGATTCGCAGTTGCATTGGATGTGTAATACCACACCGAGGCAGTTGCCACATCAAAATTGATGGTGCCGGTGGCAGCAGATGCGACCACATTGACATCTTCTTCAAAACCTTTGATGACAAGATCAGACTGCGCAGAAGCAATGCTTAAAGTGACCGTGCCTGAAGTTCCGCCACCTGACAGACCTGTGCCTGCGGTGACACCTTCGATGTCGCCCGATGCGGGTGTTGCGAATTGGAAAAAGATTGCTGCGCTTGCACTTGTAAAGCGAAGAACGCCACCTTGATTCTGAGCTAAAGCAAGAGAACCTGAAGTGGCAACTGTCGCCGTTCCTGCGGTGATGGTGCAGACACCTGCGCCAAGATTGACGATGGTGACGATGTCACCTGCGGCGAATAATCCTGTGTTGACAGTGATTGTCGTTGCGCTCGCATTGCTCATTGAGATTGCAGTTCCTGCATCAGCAGCGACGAGAGTATAGGAACTCGTTTTTGCGCTTGCATCACCACCGAGCATCGCGGTCTGTTGCAGCGAAGTCATCTGTGCTGCGGTCAGAACTTGACCAGAGGTGAAGGTCTGTTTAGCCATCTTTTCTCCTTAGTATGAAAGAACGCCTTGCGCTCCATCCAAAACACCTTGGGTTGTGGAATCCAAGATGAATGCCTGAATTATAGGTTCTGCCGTGAGGAACCTTGTTGTCCAAGTGTTCGGTGTAATGTCGTGGGTGATTCCCTGAACGAAAAGTTCAAGGGTAATGCTTGAAATTCCTTGTGTTGTTTTGGTGACATTGATGAGAGTGAATAGGTCTGAGCCAAGACCTGCCACAATGCGACTTGTTGCGGTCGCATCCATCAAATTCAAACCGATAGAGTCAATACGAAAAAGGGCATTTTCGCGGGCGTGTAGTAACATTCCTGCTTGATCTAAAGCCTCAGAATCGGTCTGCATCAGAAGGTCTGATCGAGAACCTGAGTGGATAAAGTAGGTTTCAATAGAACTTGTGGACTGCACATTTTGAGGGCTTCCATTGAGCCTTGTGACTGTGATGTCATTGAAAATCTGAGTGTCATCATAGGCAAAGTCAATGCTCTGATAGGCGATGTCAGTTCCATTATCATTGAAAAGCAGAGGCGTCTGATCGGCTTTGAGTGAGACATTGGTGCGAGATAAAAAGACCGCATTGCCTTCAGGATCAATGAAGAAGCCGCCGAGTTCGGTCTGCTCTAGCGTCTGACAGGCGGCAAGTAGCGTGCGTGAGGTGGCAGGGTCGGCCTGCACTGTGCTATCGCCGGTGTCAATGATGCGTTGGCTTGATGGATAATCTGCCAAATTGAGCAGATTCTCAATGCGCGCCCCCGTTGTTTGACCGGCGCTAGAACCCGCAACGGTCGTGATGTTGACATTTTGAAAAAGGCGGAAGGCATCTACGCATTGCAGGGTGACGCTCGAGACTTCATCTATACCAAGACGAAATGAGTTGTCATAGCTCGTGATATAGCCTGAAAATAAATAATATCGGTCGGTGCCACCGCCATCGTCATAATCTGCCCAAATACGAATCTTGCGAAGTGGCAAGAGTTTGCCATAATACGGCGATGAGGTGTTCTGTGGGTTCCAATCGCCATTGTCATCTTCTAAGACGACAGTGGCGGTGCCTGCCTCAAAGTTATTAAGAATGCGGTTGCGACCGCGCCGAATGCTGACGCGAAGGGCGATGTCACTGACATCCACGACATCTGCCGGTGTGTCTGCAAGGATGGCGGTGTCAAGAAGGCTTGTCGGATCATCAAGAATAAGAGGGTTGCCGAAGGCAGGGCCGTTGGCAAAGTCAATGCTAACTCCAAGATGCGGTGTTCCTGGCATTACAACCCGCCAACAAAGAGGATTGGCTTACCGCTTGCTTGCTCACTCAAGATTCGTTGACGGATAGCGTCTGCCAAATCTTTCTCAGTCTGCACATTGCCTTGAACAGTCATATTGATTGTCATTCCTGCATTTTCTGACATACGGAATGAAGAAGGATCAAAACTTGAATCGGCAGTAATAGTGCCAGGGCGCAAGGCGTTCATCATCGCTGCTTTTGTTGACTCATCAACAACAGTTCCAAGAGCCTCAGAACCGAATTTTATTTGGTCGGTATATTCGTCAATTTGTTCTTTGAGTTTGATACCGAGAGCAGTTGCACCACCGACCTCTGTGCGCATTGCAGTCAAGTCGTCTATATGATTTTGAAGTGCCGTCACTGATGCATAGGCAGGGCTTGAAGCACCTGCACCTGCACCTGCACCAGCACCAGCACCTGCACCAGCACCTGCACCAGCACCTGCGCCTGCTCCGCCGACGCCTTTGAGGGCGGCGAGATAGGCATTGAGAGCGGCAAGGGCGCGTTTCCATGCTTCGGCGGCCTCATCGCCTGGCAAAGCCCACGACTTTGAAAGAGCCTTTTGTAACGCAGTTCCATCTTGAACTTGTTTCGCATAAGAGATGACCTCAGCGCGAGTCATTCCCCACTTGCCCATCAACTCTTCGATTTCCTTGTCGTCAATCTTTTCGTCTTTGAGGGCGCGTGTGAAATCTACATACTTCTCGGCTTCTTCCTTGGTCAATCCCCACTTCATCAAGAGGTTGACAATAGGGCCGTCATTGAGATCAGTGGAGTTGGCAGCATAGATGCGGGCGATATATTCAAGAACTTCACCCTTAGTGATATTCCACTTTTGAGCAAGAACCGAAACTTCTTCGTCGCTGATGACTTGATCGGAAAGAACAGTGAGAAGGTCGGCATATCGTTGCGCTGCTTCATTGAGCTTCATCTGCGCTTCAAGATTCTTCATCAAGGCTTCAACGCGGCGTTGCTCTTCAAGATTACCTTGCTTGATTTGATTGAGTCGAGCGGCTTCAAGATTGATGGCTTCTTGCGTTTCTTTAGGAAGTGAAGAAGTTGGGATGATGCCTTTTTTCCTCAAGGCAGCGAGTGTCTTTTCAAGAAGAATCTGCGCCTTTGTTTTGGCAGTGTTGGTCGTGATAACTTTCAAGCCTTTTGTATTTTGAAGATTAGCGGCAGCAGTAGCCTGAGCCAAACGATTTAATTCGTTGATGTGACCATTTGTTGCTTTGGTGTATTCATTCGTTGCAGATAGATTGATTTTGATGCTATCGGTCAATTTATTTATTGCATACCAAGTTGCACCTGCGGCGGCGGCAAACGCAGTCAAGCCTGCGGCGGCGGCAAGTGCTGACGCACCGCCGGTTGCAAAAGCGGTGGCAGTGCCTGCGGCGGTGCCTGCAATAGCTTGTTGTCTGAAAGTTGCTGTGAGAAGTTTTAATGCACCAACGATGGCAATGATGCCCGCATAGACTTTAGTTCCAACAAAGATGCCTGTGAGGATTCCTGCGAAGACTTTGAATGTTGTCAAGTTGTCTGAAATAGTCTTGAACAATGAGGCAAGGGCTTTTGCTGCGTTGATACCAAATGTGATGATATTGCCCAAAGTTCGAGCAATTTCATCTTTATTGTTTGCGATAAATTGTTCAAAAATCGGGATAAGTTGTGTTTGAAAGACTTTTGCTAATTCTTCAAGAACAGGGATGAGGGCATAACCAAGGCTCTCCAAGGCTTCGCTGAAAGAGATGCGAAGCGCAGTCATTCTGCCTTCAAATGTCTGTGCGCGTGTAGATGCTGCGCCTGCAAATGTCTTGCTTAGTTCTTGAAGAGCGCCATTGAGGTCTTTGCTCTTCTTTACATCGGCAGAGAGTGGAACGCCTAGTTTTGTCAGAGCGCCGATATTTCCGCCGACGGCTTTGGCAAGTGCCAAGGAAACTGTTTGCAGATCTTTTTGAGTGCCTGCCGAAATATCAAGGGCAAGATTTTGAAGGCTTTGAGCTTGAGCAACATCCTTGGTCGCATTCACAAGGGTCGCAAGCGATGGCCTCAACTCGTCGTCGGTGACGACGACGGCTTTTTGTTGCGCCGCAATATAACTTTCAACTGAAGCAATAGCGGCTTCATTGGCCCCTGTCGTGTTGCGAAGGGCGTTGGCAAGAAGAGCCTGTGACTTCTGATCCGCGATAGCGGCCTGCACTCCGTCAACGGCGAGTTTGGTTGCCAATGCTGCTGCCGCGACGGTGGCGGCGCCGAAGGCTTTAGCAATCTTCTTGGCGGAATTTGTGAAGGTTGCTTCTAATTTCTTGAGGTCATTGAGGGCCTGCTTGGAGCCTTTGTCGTTATAGACCGTGACAATGCGTTCAATAATTGCCATCGATTATCCCTCTCTCCTGCTCAAATTTTCATCCATTCGAGTCTGTGCTTTAGATTCAGCATTCTTGACCGCTTCAAAGATAGCACGCTGCGCAGATTTCTTGTTGTCATCAACTGCACGAATAAGGGCGCGACCTTTATCTTGACCAAGACCTTTGGCAGTTGGCAGAACGCCATAATATTTCTCAACTGCTTGAATGAAGTCTTGTGATGCAGTTGGATTTGTGGATCGAGAAGCACGAGTGCGTGCGCGACTTGCTTTGCTTCCGCGACCGGCAGTTTCAAAGATAGCACCTGCCGCATCGCGTTGAATTACGCCATACGAATTGCGAAAACCTGTTGAACTTGATTTTGATGTTGGTGTCGTTGCTTTAATTCCTGCCTTGGCCTTAGCAGCATCAAATCGCTTAAATGTTCCACGACCTTGACCTTCTTGCAGAGGCCCAATAAGGCTCGCGTTCTTATTCTCTCGCGCCCACCCCGAAGGATGAATGTCAAAAGGAATATGACCACGGGCTTCCTCTACAACCTTACTGAGAATGCCTTTTACCTCCCGGTCAAGTTGCTTCTTGAGATCAGGCGCGAAACGCTCAATGGCAGAGATTGTGTTGTTCAATCCCTGAATTGAAATTCGATAATTGGGTGAATCCATTACTTGTTCCGCGCCTTTGCTCGTTCTTTCACATAAACAAACATTGCTTCCAAAATACCGTCAGGCGCATCAACTAATGCGACCGGCGAAATTCCCGTCTCCACAGAGAGAGCTGCTATTGAATAAATCAGACTGTCTCTGTGGATTCGGAAGAAGGGTCTGTGACCAGCGAGACTTCTTCAAGAGTATCAAGGAAGTCGGAGCCAAAAGGCTTGACGACACGACCATTGTGTTTCATTGCTGACCAAGCAAGGAAGTAGATATGTTCCAACTTCTGCTCTTCGGCAATGAGTTTAGCCAAGCCCTTGTTGTATTTCGTTTCAAACTCGACGATGATGCGTGGGCGCAACGAATAAGTTGCATCTATTCCATCAGTCGTCTTGACGCGTATTTTCAGTCCATCCATTTATTTTCCCCCTAGTAGTTATCAGGATGTTGCTTTTGTTATGGCACCCGAAATCGGCCAAGTCACACTTGCAGTGGCTAATTCTCCCACAGCACCATTGAGCGGTGTCCATTCAGAGATTAGCACTGAGAAGGTGTATTTGGGATTTGTGGCACTGACTGTCGTGTTGACAGGTCGAACTTCACAGGTGATTGCGGTTCCAAGAAGCGGATAGATTGTAGATTCAACCGAGCCTGAAGCGTAATCTTGATGAAATTCAAAGCTGACAGAGTTGTCTGCCAAGCCCGCCACTCTCTTCTTTGCCGTATCTCCAAAAGCAGTTGTTTCAACAATATCGTAAGTCGTATTCAAAGACACGCTTGCAATATGGTCTGAGAGATCAACGCTGCCGAATTTGACGAAGGCATTGGTGAGAACGAGTCTTGCCACTATACAGTTGCCTTCGTAATTGCGCCGCTAACAGGCCATGTCACGGAAGCAGTAGCGAGTTCGCCGACTGCGCCGTTGAGTGGTGTCCATTCTGCGACGAGAACTGTTGAAGTATATGAAGGGTTTGTTGCGCTAGTTGTTCCGCCATTTGGCTTCACAACAACTGTGGTTGTGGTGCCGAGTAGAGGATAGACAGTTGCTTCAATAGAACCTGAAGCATAGTCTTGGTGAAATTCCAAAGTGATTGAGTTATCTGCAAGGCCACCGATGCGTGTGCGTGCGCCGGTTGTTCCGAATGCAGTTGTTTCAACAACATCAATGGATGAGTTGAGAGTTACTGATGCCACATGGTCGCTGACATCAACAGAGTTGACAGTGACATAGGCATTTGTGAGGACAATGCGTGCCATTAGTTTTTGGCTCCTTCTTGTGCTGGTTTGATTGTTGGTTTATTTGCTACTTCAAGATGACCGCCGACAATGAGAGCATCAATGTTTGCGCCTGCATCTTCGAGTTCTTTCAAGGTAAGAATCTCACCTTGCTTCTTTCCACAGACCTCGCGGTCTGAGATGACCTTGTAAGTCATTTATTCTCCTATCCCCAAAGCGTGAGTCTGTATCTGTAAGAGAGAAAAGTGACGCCTTGTGAATCATAAGTGCCTGCTTCAGCGCCTGTGACTCGCAGTGTGTTCACTGCTCCCGACAAAGTGCGATCACTTTCAAGCGCGGCCTTGATAGAGCTAGCACCTGACCCTGCAAGGTAGGCATCCAACTTGTCTTGTCCTGAGCGTTCTGAAAAGCGTTGCACAATCACAAGGACATCAACTTGCGCTTGGTCAAGACCACGAGCATTGTCAATATCAAATGTGAAATCTAGTTGTCCGACTACTGCGGCAGGTGGCACGACAGTATCGGGGATCAAGTCATAAGCACGCAGACCTGAGATGGTTTGAAGCGCACTCTTGAGTCGGTCACGAACAGTGCTTGGATTCATACTGCCAAACCATTATTTCTTTTCATTGGACGAAGTAGTGCCTCAACATCAGGATCAAGCTTTGATGCTAGACGCACTGTTCCAAGTTCGGGAGTTCCTGCAATACCGAAAGGCGATTGCTTGCGCACAAAGAGGCGCGAAGATTGAATGATGCAGGCCTGATTGACTTCCGATGGGATTGCCGACCATCCCCACACGCCTGTCACCTTGACTGCCTGTGGTAAGTAATAAGGGAAGACATAAGCGCCTGTTGCCAAGAGTCTTGTGTAAGGCCAACCGCGACGAGGGTTATTGATTGGCTCAGTCATAAAGTCAGAAGTTGACCAGACTGTTGACCAAGTTTGATTGAAGTTGTCGTCGGTGGCGATGCCTGTGATAGAAGTGAAATCATCTACCGCAAGACTCCAAGGATTTTGTGCGGTGTAATAACGAACAACAGGGCTTTGGCTTGTGCCGTCAGCATAAAAGAAGCGCCCGCAATAGTCATCAATCATTCTGCTCGTGGCAGTAATAGAGATTTCAAGCAAAGCATCATCGCTCGTATCAGTTATCGCTAGAGATGACTTTACTTCCGCGAGAGTTGCGTAGCCGTTGGTGATTGCCACTTGTAGTCCTCTTCTTTGGTTTTGATTGAATTGCTCGCTCAAGTTTAGGAGCGGCCGTTGCAGTTTCCTTGCGCTTTAGTCGCGCCATGAGTCGTGGTGTTCCTCTTTGAGCCAATAAGACTTTTGATGAGGCAAAATTGCTGCGGTGTTCACATATATTGGGAAACCTAAAGACTTGATGCGGCGACAGAAAAGCAAGTCCTCGCCTATCCATTCGCCTTTGACAGGCCCATCCCAAAACCAACACCAATCCTTGCCTTGATTAGGATCAGCATTGTCGCGGATAGCTTCAAGAACGCTTCGGTGAACCATCAGGCACCCTGTGCCTGCGGCATCAATCTCAAAGACAGAGTTCTTGTCGTATTTGTAAAGTGGAAGAAATCCATTGGGTGAGTCTTGAAAAATTGCGGGAACAGGCTTGGGATATGGCTTGCCTGCGACTCCGAAACCCGCAAAGACTAGACCGGCAACGACAGGGCGTTCTTTATCGTGTGCGGTTTCGCATAATCTGTCGAATGTCAACACATCAAGTTGTTCATCGGAATCAATCATCAAGAGCCAATCAGAGTCAGTCATTTCTAGGAATTGCTTGACTACTCGGTTGCGCTGCTTGGAAAGTAAGCCTGAACCTTTAATGCGAACAAAAGGGCCAAGCCTTGATGCTCGTGCCGATGCGAGTTGGATAAGGTGATAAGCGAATCCGCCATTGACCATTCCAGGATCACATGACCCAATTGAAACTTTGTGACCTGATTTCATAAGTTCCCCCGAACTTTAGGAAGTGCAGAGACGATTAAGTCGGGGGGCCTTAACCGCCTCTGCACAATCTTGACTTCTAGTTAAAGACTAGAAGGTTGGTGCTGACAAGCCTGTTCCACTAATGATGGAAGCGGCAGTTGGGTAACGACCTGCGGTATAGGCAGCGTAACCATAAACAACGGTTTTGATGGTTAGGTTTCCTGCACCTGTCGCGTCATAGCGAAGTGTGAATGGAGAACCTGGTTGTTCCCAAAGGTGAGATTCGCCTGCGGTCACAACATAGATTTCATCTTGATTTGTTGTGGTTCCGTAGGTTGTTCCGATGTTTGCATCGGTCACAATTGGAAGACCCATCATCTGATAACCAGAGTTTCCGTAAGCAGCAGCACCTGCACCGACACCTGAAGCGTTCGTTGGGCCATTAGCCGCAGGAACAACAAGTGGACGGTTTGTTGAATCAACCGCAGCGAGCAAGAATGCAAGGCGGCGTGGGTGCATTACGAAGTGAGTTGGGTTGTTGAATGAATTTGTCTGAATCTGCTGAATTGCGTCAGCGAGCTTCGGATATAGCAAACCTACTGTCGGAGCAGTTGAGGTGAAAGTAATTGCATTTCCACCTGCATTGCGAAGACCCTGAATCTGTCCTGCGTTTCCTGATCCATTAAGAAGTTGTGCATCAAGTGTGGTGTGCCAAGACTTGATGAGGTCTGCTGCTACAAATGCATCAATACCTGTTCCACGTTCAATTGCTTGACGGGAAATGTCTTGCTGACCGGCGATGGTGCGAACATTGATGGTCAATAGTGTGTCATCAACATCGGTTTCGCTAACTGCATCGTTCTGTGTTACTTGAACGGCAGTTGATGAGCCTGTGGTCATGCGAGAGATATTCAAGGTCATTCCGCTTGGTGGGAGTGTCATCTTGTTTGTCACGAAGTCTGCGAATGGGCGACCTGCACGAGCAAGAGGCGCAGCGAGATCAACGAGATATTGTGGGATTACTAGACCTTCAAATTGAGCAGTTCCGACATCGCGGCGCTCAATTGACTCTTCGCGCTGATGGCGAGCAAGGCGTTCTTGTGCAGCATAGTCTGATTTGAACTGTGCGTTATAAGCATCCTTGAAGAAGGAAGCATCTGAGTCAGATGTGTAGGTGCGAGCTTCGCGTGTTACCTTGAAACCGCCTACCTTTGGTGTTGCGATGTCTGCTACTGCTGAGCGTGCTTCTGCGGCTTTCGCATCTGCTGCTGCTTGTGCAGTGAGCTTTTCAATCTTCTCATCGAGAGAACGGGATTCAGCGACTAGAGCATCAACCTTTGCGGTTTCCTCTGCGGTCAAATCGGTGCGGTTCTCTGCGGCAACTGCCTCAAGAACTGCATCCATTTCTGCCTTCACTGCATCACGGCGCTCGACTACTTTGTCAAGATATGACATTGAGTTTTGCTCCTTGTGAGTTGGGTTGCGAGGTGGTGGCGAAGATGCTCACGGCGCTTTTCGGGTGTGAGGTTCGCTCCGACTTCAATCTGCTCGAATGAGCAGAAATCTATTTTGTGGCGTTGATAATTGCTTGAGCAAGGCGCAAAGAAATCTTGCGACCTTCTTCTTCACTTGGCGCAGGTAACGGATCAATAGCGCGAAGCTCTGATGATTTATGACCGACGAGGGTTTCAGTTTCAACCCATCCATCGCGGAGTTCACGATAAACGCGAATTAAAATTGCAGGGTCGCCTTCTTCGGCAGTTATGGAGAAATCTGAATTTGGAATGCCAAGCACACCTTCGCGCATAACATGTTCAATGCGACCGCGTGCAGTTCCGCCCGATGAATCCCATTCAACGAAATCGCCTACGACATCAACGGCACGAGAATCTTCTTCAAGGACATCTTCTTCAGGCATAATCCCGAGAAGTTGCTCAAGCATTGTCTTTCCTTCATCAAGGTATTCATAAGATTCATCAATTTTGTCAAGAATTGCCTGAACAACAATGAGAGATTCGCCGGTTACTTCGCGACCTTCTTTGATTGCCTTAATAGCGTTCTTGATATGTTCACGGGCTTCAACAGTTGTTGTTGGATAGGCAGGGTATGTCACAACAGAGACATCGCCATCTGCTAGTGAAACTTCGGTGAGAACTCGGGTGCTTCTATCATCATTCCATTTTTGGCGAATAACGCGGAAGGCAAATGACATTTGATCCACATCGCCACGACGGACAAGTTCATAAATATCCCGACCTTCTTGCGTGTCTGCAAGTTGCGCATCAAATCTCAATCCGCGCTCATCTTCTTCAAGTTTCAAAGTGCCATTCTTTGTGCGAGCTAGAGGCAGACCTTCGTGATTGATAAGAAGGCGCACATCAGGTGTCTCACTGAGAGTCTTACGGAACGCTCCTGGCGCGATGCTCTCTTTGAAAGGCAGTGGAAGGCTTGAGTCATTGAAGACCGCCGCGTAACCAGACAGGCGCATCTTCTTTCCATCTGCTCGCGCTTCTACATCGCGCACTGTGTAAGTGCGGCGTTCGATTTTCTTTGCCATTTTGCTCCTTGAATCGGCTTCGGCATCTAGGGCATCAATCTTTCGTTGCGCCCAATTTTGCGTTCTGTCACTAAAGTTTGAATCTCCGCCCCACAATAACCAAGCAACAAGACCTGCTCCTGGGTATTGCGGATGCGATGAATCTCTGTTCTTTGGCGCTTGGCCGTCAACTTTATGACGAGCAAACCAAGGTGCCATCTTGCGAACTTTGTTTTCGCTGATTCGACCTGCGGCCATTTCGCGTGCTTCGCGCTTTGTGCCGTCAGTCAAACCATCGCCCCCAAAACCTTCCTCAAGATATTTCAAACCACGAGCTGCGTTGTCGCGGATAAACTGAGGTGCGGTCAAATCTACTTGGCGAACTTCTCCGCCTGGTTCCATATCTTCTGAAATTGAAACTGCCACCATTTGGTCAATCGCATCTTGCTTTGAAGAATGACATCCAATTGTCGTATAAGAACCATCAGATTCTTCTTTGACTGTTGCCCATCCTTGGCAATCGTCTTGCTTGTCTGATATGTAATAGGGCATTTTCTCTTCCTAGATCAAGAGCAACAATTCGGACTCGTCTTCTGTGATAGAGAAGGTGATGTCGCTCGTGGCTTCTGAATTTAGACCCCCGAATTGCGCAGCGACAATGATGCCGAACTGCGTCTTCACTGAAGGTTCTTTGACAATGTCTAGCGTTGGAACAAAGTTCGGTTGAACGAACTGATGACCACCGCCGGTTGTTGCAGTAATTTGTGATTCAGGTTGCGTGTTTGCATTGGCAGACATCTCGCCAAGATCGCTCGTGCCTGATGCGTAGTGAGTAACTTCCGCAGAAGTAGCACTTGCAAGGCTTCCGAAAGAAGCATTTGCACTGACAACATTATCAACCTGAGCCTCTGCCGAGGCGGTCAAAGAGCCAAGCGTTGAATCTGCTTGAACTGAATGAATGACTGTGGCAGTGGCATCTATGACACAAGAGCCAAAGTCCGATTGCCCTGTTGCATAATTTGTGACTACTGCGCCAGCGTTGCTTGATAAATCTCCAAGAGAAGATGATGCGCTTGCTTCGTGACTAACTGACGCAATCGCATTTCCTACAAGTTCTCCAAAGAGACTTTGAGCAGAAACATTATTGACAACAGAAGCACTTGCCGCGCTTGTTAATTCTCCGAAAGATATTGTTGCAGTTGCGTAATTTGTGACTGTTGTATTGGCATTACTTTCAAGCGAGCCAAAAATACTTTGAGCAGATGCGTAATTTGTAACATTCGCACTTGCCTGAGCATTTAGATTCCCAAGACTAGAAGTTGCAACACCTATCGGCCCAAGTCGATCCTCGCCAAGTTTGCTCGTGCCAAGGATAAAACCTGGCATAAAACTAGCTCGCTACTGTGAGAGAAGTAGTAAGAGAACCACTAGGGATGACATAAGTATCGCCAGCAGTGTATGGATTGCCACTAATAGTGCCACTGAAAAGGAAATTGCCAGCAGACAAATTATCCCAAGCAGTGAAGAAGGTGGCATCTTGACTTCCTGCGATATTCGTCCAAGTAATGTCCGCGTCGCTTGCCATAGCACCGGCAGAAGCGTTCGCAAACGAGACGGCTTTGCGTGTTGTTTCGGTTGCTGCATTCGCAGTTCCATTCGCCCCAGGGTCGCCCGTGTGGAGTTTGACATAAACAGTTGCAACAGAAAACGAGGTTGCATTGCCAAGAGCATTCAGAAATGAATTGGCAAGATAAGAACTAAGACCTGTGGCCATTGTTATTCGTCTCCTTCAAGGAACTCTTCGACAACTTCAGCGATTCTGTTGTTTTCATCGCGCTTGACAATCTTACGGATTCTCTTGCGCTCAATAGTGTTTGTGACTTGAACATTTGGAGCTTCAACATTGACAGTTGGTGCGGTCACTTCAACATTTGGTGCCTCAACTGTGATGTTTGGTTGCTCAATTTCAACAATAGGGGTTTCAATATCCACATTCGGTTGACCGACATTGACGATGATGTCAGGCATTTCTGGCATCTCGCGCACATCGTAGGCAGCCGATGGATCGGCAGGATCAATCTGAGAAATCGGTTGAAGTTGTGAACTTGGAACGCCTGTGTGTGCGATAGGCACCATCTCAACTGCTTTGAGAACTTCGGCAGGATCAAAGCCAACCTGAACCAATTTGCTCACGATGTCAGCACGCAAATTGAGTCCGACATCCTTGGCATCGGCAGCATCAATGTTCTGTAATGGAACGCGGAACTGATCGCCTGCTTCTCCGATAGGTGACAAATCTTCAACTGAGCGAACATCGTTCAAGGATAGGAAACCTTCACGAAGGCCCTTGGTATAGGCCTCATAACGCTCAAGAGTTGTGCCACGAAGAAGGGCGTCAAGGTTGAACTTGATAAAACCATCAGATTCAGGAAGCAATGCCGAAAGGCTCTGCTCTAGGCGCTCAAGTAGCGGGCGAAGGCTATGTTGGACAAATGAGAGGTTTTGAGCTTCAACCGAAGCAAATGACATGGCACCTGCTACGGGATGCCCTAGAAGGCTCACAGGAACGCGGAAAAGGCGTGCTATATCCTCAACATTGAAGCGACGAGCCTCAAGCAACTGAGCATCGGCAGCGTTCAAAGTCAAAGGCTTGAAAGCAGCGCCACCTGACAAGATTCCGATTCTGCCTGCACGATAAGGGCCTGTGTGAGTGATGTTCCAATCACGACCAATATCTTGCGCCTGCTCTTGTGTCAGTTCGCCAGGAACCTCAATAACTCCGCCAGGGTTGGCAGCATTGCCGAAGTAAGCGGCAGCGTAGGTGTCGGCGGCCATTGCCGCGCCTATGGTAAGGCGAGCGGCAGAGACAGGGCCGAGGCCATAGTGTGATCCTGGAAGTCTGAACATTGGGATATGCAAGATTTCTCTGCTTGTGAGAATCTCGGTGCGTGCCTCATTGACATCACGAATCGTGACTTCATAAACAAGCGGCTCATTCGGGCGGAGGCGACGAATACGAACCTCGTCAGGGTTCAAGCAATAAAGTTCAAATACTTCATCGTTCTCATCGCGCACTGTCAAGATGAAAGCGTTGCCATGAAGGTTGAGCGAGGCAATAACTTGCTCAAAGAACTCAAGACGCGAGGTTTCAGGATTTGGGCGGTTTATCCATTCAGGTTGTGAACCATAGACCGCAGCATAAGAGATTCGATTACGACCACGGCGAACATAGGCGCCGAGTGGAAGCGATGAAATTGTGTCACCGAGTAGGCGAACGCAGGCATACACGGTTGACATTCTGATAGCAGAGTCGGCGGTGACATCAATTCCTGATGGTGCCATAAACGCAGGGCGACCAGGAATGAGTGGCTCAACCCATTGCGAATCATTTGACCGCTTGGCAAATCCACTACGAATGCGCTTTGAAATTCCCATCAGTTAGCCTTCTCCGTGATCCATACTAGAAATGACCCCAAGCAGATGAGAGCTAGAGGGATTGAAAGTAATGCAAGACCTGTCGTGGCAATGACTAAACCGCCAAAACCAACGAGGGCAGAAATATCAATCTTCTTCATATCGCCTCTCAGACTTGTATTGAAAAGAACTTAGCCACAGGCGCCTTTGGCGGTGGCGGTTGTGTTGCCCTGTCATAGCCAAAAATGGCAGCGACGGCGGCATCCACTTTGCGCCGTGCCGATGCCTTGGCAACCATCACTCCGCGACTTGATTGCTTTGTCACGCAGTTGGCGATGTGTCTGGCAAGACCTTCGTGTCCGTCATGTGTGAAGGATTGATTGACGACTGCTTCGTAGAACTTCTGCGTTGCAGGAACCATGCGTTCTGCTGAGTTGGGATAAGCCACAACGGGCAATCCTTCTTCGTCAAGAACCATAAAGGTTCTGTTCCACCTTGCGGGATCGAAAACAATCTCTCGGACATTGATTCGATTATTGCGTGCAGTGTTGATGATTGCCTGCTCGACTTCGGCGACCGGCACGAACCATCCTTGTTCTGCATTATCAGGCTTCTCCCATAATCCAATCACTGAGCAATGTGGTTTTTCTCCGCCGAGATACCACGCAAGCAAAGCGGTTGAGTCATTGGAAAATGAACCATCAAAGGCAAGCACTACATCTTCGCCAGGAATGTTCGGTCTGCCTTCATAGACAAGAGCTTCCCACGAACCTTGCGGAAGCCACGCAGTCGTTGTGCTGACAAATGTGTTGCATCGCTTGGTGCGAAATTCTGCTTCAGGTGTTCGCAATACTGCCGACTCAAAATCGCCAATATCAACGATGTCACCGAGACCAGGGTTGGCTTCTGCCCACACTTCAGGTTTTCTATGATCGGCATCAACGGCGGTTGGTTCCCACCAAGCAAAGAAGAATGATGGATCAACGCTCTCGCCTTTGACTAACTTCTGTCCGTATTGATAGAGCGAGTAACAGAGCGAGTCTTGACCATTTGCCGATGTCTTGACTCCCGCAGTCGTAATGCCGAAAAGTAAAGAATCCGCACGAGCGCCACCGGCAAGGGAAAGCGTGTTCCATAAATCCCACGACGGTTGTGCGTGAACCTCGTCAAAGATGACAAGCGGTGAAGGGTTGAGGCCTTCTTTGGTGTAGGCCTCGGCAGAGAGAACACGATAAACACTTGCCTTGTCTTTGTATTCAATAGCGTCACGATAGAGAGTGAACATTGATGAAAGTTCTTCATCAAGTTCAATCATTCGTTTTGCAGTTCCGAAAACGATGCGTGCTTGATCTCTATCTGCTGCGCACGAATAAATTTCTGATCCGTTGCCACCGATAGTCAAGCCTGCAAGACCCATTGACGCTGCCAATGCGCTCTTGCCATTTTTGCGAGCCATTCCAACAAGTGCAGTGCGATGTCTGAATCTGCCATCGTCTCGGCGAGCTAGTGCGTGGCGTAGAAGTTCCTTCTGCCAATCACGAAGAACGAGAAGTTTTCCGGCAGGAGAAGCGACGGAATCTTTCGTCACTCGACAAACGGCCTCTGCGAACTTGGCATAGATGTCGCCATCGCCCGCGTCTTGTTCAGACTGTGGCACCGGCGTAAGCCAGCGCGGGGGCCAACTGTGATTCTTTTGTTTATTTTTCTTTGGCGGCATCGCGCTTGTGCAGTAGGTCTTCAATCTTGCTTCGTGCCTTGACCTCTGCAACCCCCAATTTGGTTCTGTCAGTCGGACTCATTCCGAGAAGGCTAAGCATAGTTTGAAGTTGCGCGTCTAGGCTTCGCAACGCCACACGATCTCGCCAATCGCCTGTGCCTCGTAAGACTTGAAGACGGAGTTGAGAACGCTCATCCATAGATTCGCAGAGCAAAGTCACCATCTCAAGGTCTGAGTTAGAACTAATCCAAGTTCGACCTTGCTCCCAAATTCGATTCCAAAGTTTTAGACCTTCGGGGCCTAGTGGCCGTGGCGGTGTCGGTGGCTCGGCGACCATCGGTAACGCAATCAGTTTGCCTTGGTCAGGAAGAGCGCGCTTACCAGGGTTGCCAAGTTTTCTTTTGACCTCGTTAGGCTTTGGCGGATTCGGCATTACTAATCAACTTGGCTTTCTCGCCCGTGAGATTTTCCCATCGCTGAACGATTACATCGCAATATTTAGGGTCTAGTTCCATCATATAGCAAGTGCGGTTTGTCTGCTCTGCGGCAATAAGAGTTGAACCTGAACCGCCAAATAAATCTAAGACAGTTTTGCCATTATGATTTTGAATAGCCTTGCTAGGCAAGGCAATAGGTTTTTGCGTAGGATGCAAATCATTGCGCCCGTCTTTATTAATTTCCCAAATAGTTGTTTCAGTTGTAGAACCAATGAAATTTAATGTTTTACCTTTTGGTTTCCAATAAATGCAAGGTTCGTGTTTTTGTTTATAGTTTGCGTTCAGCGCACCATAACCGCCATTTTTAACCCAAATCAATAGAGCGTGAATATCTCCATATTCTTCAGCAGCAACATAAAGTGAGGATGCTTTTGTGCCTGCAAACCAAACATAACAAGGGCCATTTGAGAATTTAGAAAGCATTTTGAAGACATCTTCATAAATATCAATGTCATCATTTTTAATCATTTCACGATTATTTTTTTCAACATTACCATCTTTGAATTGCAGACCGCCGGTATAAGCAACACCATAAGGTGGATCAGTGAAAACCATATCTGCTTTTGCACCATCCATTAGGCGTGCAACAGTTGCTTCATCAGTGCTATCACCGCACAATAAGCGATGACGACCTAAGTGATACAGGTCACCTAGTTTTGTTTTTGGTTCAATAGGTGGCTCAGGCACTTCATCTTCATCAACTACTTTTGGAAGTTCTGATTCAATTTTGTCAAGCAATTCCTTGACTGCATCATCTGACCATCCTGTGTCGTGCAGTAACTCAGGATCAATCTGTCCGACAGATTCAATCAGTTGCTTCAATAGCTCATCATCATAGTCACCAAGTTCGGCAGTGCGGTTATCTGCAAGGGCATAAGCCTGCGCAGTGACATCGTCATCGCCTACATAAGCCACGGCGATTTCAGACCAACCCAATTTCTTTGCGGCTTGCCAAGTATGATTTCCCGCGATGATTGTGCCATCGTCTTTGCGCACCACGATTGGCTTGCGTTGACCGAAACGCGACAATGAAGCGGCCACTGCATCAACATCGCCCCTGCGTGGATTGCCAGGCAAGCCGCGCAAAGATTCAATCGGAACCGCGAGAGATCGAAGGCTCTCTATAATCATTTTTCCCCCTGTGTTGCTTTATTACCAAAAAGTTCTAAACTGCGGATAGGTGTGAAGCGG